ATAGTATTACCCATTAACTTTACCTTTCAAGTTTCTAATAGCGTCTAAGCTATAAATTCTGTTTGATCCGGATTTTGTACCTTTAAACGCCGTTGCAGCCGCTTGACGGCCATCGGTATCAAATTTACTAGCTGCCTTTAGATAACCGATAGCTTGGTCATTATTGACATAATCCTTATCAAGTTTAGCCTTCAAAAGCTCGGTGTTTGTTTTACTGGTTGTGCCAGCATCACAAAGTAAAAGCACTTGGGCGCGAAGATTAGCGGCGTCATTGATTCTTGCATCCAATTTTGCAGCGTCGGTTTTCTTCTTCTCCGGATCGTCGCCTTCGTCCTTAGTATCAGCTTTCTTTTTAGCTTCCTCTTCGGCAATTTCAGCGTCGGTTTTCTTTTTGGCTTCTTCGTTTTCTTTCAATGCCTGATCAACGATTTTTCTAATATTTTCGTTATCGGCATCACTAATACCCGCATCTTTTTTAAGAGCGTCCATCATAATCGCGGTAAGTCGCGCAATTTCCTTAGCGTCCATCTTCTTAGGTCCTTCTGGTTGTTTATCAAGAATCCGCGCCTGTTCAACACGCGGGGGCATAGATGAAGGTAACAATGTCACATGATTGATAAACATTGGACCATCAGTAGTTATTAAAAATTTTTCGTCACCAAGTGAACCAGCTTTATCAATATGTTCACAAGTATAACCGAGGGATACCCCTATTAATTCATTGTCTTCAATTCGCCGAACTGTATCAGCATCGGTTATTAACAACCGGACACCCAAGCGGGTATTATCAATTTTAAAGGCGTCGCCCATAACGTTACCAAACGAAAACACCTTATGGGTATCGGCGTTCAGCATTTCACCATCATGACCAATGGTGACGGGTTTACCTTTGAATGAGTCAATTGTATCTTGATGAAAAACGGTATCAGCCGTTCGGTGTAAACCTATATCCGTGCCAGGTTTAAACCCGACTTCTTCGCCGTCATACTTTTGAACACCCACGGCGGTCGCAACAACATTAACTTCTAAGTAGCCTTCTTCAGTTTTAACCCTGTCACCAGTGAACGGTGAAAAGTCATAATACTGTTTTGCGCTATTTGATGTTGCTCTATCAAAATATTTATTTATAAATTTTTTTATCATTTATTACCTATACCATATTAAAAAGAAATAACAATTAATTAAATTACGGGTGTGATTGATCCGTTTTATTTTGAGCGCGAATTTTAGTAGCAGAGATTTTCTCAATGTCGTCATCTAGTTTTTCTTGCTCAATGGCATATCCAACATCACGCCCATATGTAATATTGGTGATATTTGGTACAGGGATAACAATAAAATCCTTATCAACGTCATAGCCGATAATCGCCAAATCTTCGACAATCATTTTTGTGCGCTCACCAGCATTATATGGATTTTTATCGTCATTCAAATCACGCAGCATGATGACAACTTGACCAGTTTTTTCATGGGCTTTAATAAAAAGCGCACGGTGGCCGGGGTGCCAAGGCTGGTAACGCCCTAATAATTGGACTGAGGGTTTATGCCAATCGAACATTTTCATCTTCCTTTCAACCATTGGGCTAGGTCATTAATTTCTTCATCCGTGTAAAAATATGGAATACGTTTTGTCACAGATAATGGTTTAACAAATACCTTGTTTGTATCTTCAAACCGACCCTCTTGAATTGTGTCAACCCAAATAGATGTATCGGCGTCAAACATTTCCCTCAATTCTTCTGTTGGGCAAATAAAATCACAAATTACAAAAAGGGTGTTCGCTTCTTTTGCCAATCTTTTTATTCGAGTAGCTTGGCGCAATCGACCTTCTTCGGAAAAATCCCAATCATTATATTTTTTACGAACCTCATCAGCATTAATCCAAATAGAGGGTAAAAGGTTATGCAAACGACTAGCTAGATAAGTCTTTCCGGCCCCTGGAAGACCAAATATTAATATCTTATGGTTGACTGTTTTCATATTATAGGCACCGCTGTACAACGGCAATTAAAATCTTCCCCAGGGTGGCCCGTCGAAGGCGGATTAGCCCATGAGAATATATTAGGTGTTCTACCGTTTTCCCTATGTGACTCCCTCACTCGACTATCACCACTAGTTAACCAGCGGTATTTAGTAATCCCCACCCCTGTTTGCCTGATTTTATTTAACTCACCCATAGCCTTTGAGATTTGATCACGAGCGATAAACTTAGCCTTGTTGTCTCCAATTTTAAAAGCACTTTGCGCAGCCTTAGCAACAGCCTGTCTGTCAAATTCACCTTTAGCTAAAAGCTTAGTGAGTTTAGTGCGGAAAACCTCAAGCTGGTTTTTAGCCATCCCGGTAATTAAATCCACATTGGTCGAAACTTTCCCCTTCAACCACAAATCAACCTCAGCTTGACTAAGTTTAAATTTGATATCGGGAATAACCTTACCCATTGTCTCGGTAAATTTTATGGTGTGGTCATCTGATAACTTTGTAAATTCATCTTGCGCCATGGCTTCACCAAAATTAGTGGTGTTGTCAATAATATCAACAATTTCATCTATGACGCCAATAATTTCAATTACATCACTTACAAGGCCCGCACCTACTGAAACGACACCAGATATGCGCGCAACGGCCGCAAGGGGGATGATTGCCGCTTGAACCACGGGTATAGGGACAAATCTAGCAATGGTCCCCGCAAGTTCGGCACCCGTTGCAATGGTTCCCGAAACCGTTTCGATAGTCCTGGCCGCCCGCGCGACTGTCCCGAGGGTTCCGGATAATTCAGCACTTGTTGCGATTGAGCCAACCGTCCCAGCGGGTATAACGGTCAAAACTTCTGTAGTGGGTGCGACAATTGCTAGGGCTTTACCTGTTTGTGATGCGCCCGCTGTAATAACCCTGGTTGTTGATCCCACAAACGGTATACTTTTAGGGGCAAGAATAGGGGCTAATTTTTCCGCAATCCTACCACCAGCTTTAAGCCCTTGAAATGTTTTACCTGCGACCTTAGCCCCTGCTATAACCTTCTGTTTACCCGTCGCTTTTAAAGTTGCTTCTGCTAATGGCGACTGAATAGTCACACGCAAGAATTCAACCATCCTATTCTGATAAGTTTTCTCAGCCGCAAGCGTTGCCCTAATTGGTCTAAGTGCCATTAGTTAAACTTGCTAGACGGGCCAAAGTGTCAACTGGACTTTCGTCTTCCAATGATTTAAATAATTTATTTTGTCTCAAAACGTCACGACTTTCATTTTCATCAATAATAAAAGTACTGACTAAATTCGATAATGAGAGTGATATAGCGGCTAATGTTTCGGCTTGGGTTTTATCATCAATATCAACCAACAATGGGAAAGTATATTCAGGGAATTCATCAACACCTAATAACGCCCCAGTAATAGCATCAACCTTTGTATAAACAGGTCGTAACTTCTTTTCTTGCCGGGCATTAACCGCAATAGCGTAATTTTGCATATCCCCGTCACCAGTTGCATTTAAGCCAGCGGGGGACCTTCCTAAAAATCTAGTTTCAGGGATATCAGCCGCCGCCGCTAAACGACCCGCCATTTTATCCATTAAATCAGGCAACCCGGTAAAGGTAACAGCAACACGCTCAAAACTGTCTTTAGCGTCAAGGAATGTTGTTCTAAAAATAGACTTACCAAGGGATTGAACCTGAAGACGTTTCTTGAAATCTGTCTCATCGTCATCACCACTGCAAATGGCATCGTCAAAATCCTGAAATTTGATAACAGGAATTGAGGCCTCATTACTTAAATGGGATATGCCTTTTGCTAACATGTCTTCATTTTCAATGGTCGGTAGAATATCCGTTAATTCTGAAATACCAAACCATTGATCACCGTAGTTTTGAAAGCCGTTAATAGTTAATGGGTTTTTACCATCAAAGCGACAAACCCGCGAATGATGAACGGTTGCGCTGGTACCGTTAGGTAAAACTATATTATAGGTTAGGGGTTTCATGTACCCAGGTATAAGAGGGTTAGTTTGAAGACGCACACTTGAAATCCCATAACGATCAACAACAATTAAGTTTTTTAAATCACCAGGCTTTAAGCGGGCTAAGTTAATTGGGAAAATCGGATCGTCTTCACTCGTGACAAACCACAAAATAGCCGTGCCATACAATCGCCCTGCTTTTTGTGCTTCTGCAAGCTTGATATTAATTTCGTGTTCTTCTTCAAAGTCTTTAATTCTTTTAATCAGGTCTTCGTCATCACCTTCAAACGAACGCCCCATGACGAATTGGTCATCAACAGGAATATCAATAAACTTACGCGCCGCCCATGATTGAGCGTATATGGTTTGCAGTTCCGCACTACTACTGAAAACCCGAGGGATATAAAACGAGCCGCCCGATTTATCAGTTACCCCGCCCATACCAGAACCAGCGTTGAAAATTCCACCCGTACTGGGAAAAATGTTATTAAACCCTGTATGACTATCGCGGTAAACTCGCCCACCATAAATTCGATTAGCATCTAAAACCGCAACTGATTTTCCCATTATGCTCTTGACCTCCACGGTTTTTTCTTAATCATTTAAAATCTCCATTAGGTAATGAAATTAATTTTCTTACTCTGGTTCTAACAGCATCACGAAAACTTTGTGTTTCTGTTCCGTCTATTAAAAATAAATCCTTTAACGCTCTTTCAAGGCGTTCTATTTTTTCTGCCTTCTCATAGTTGGCATCAATTGACTTTTTTAATTGTTCTGGACCTGTGCCATACAAACGTTGTGCCCGTAAAAGCGTGTCATAATCTTTTTGAAGGCTCATTATGCTCTCAATCCTTTTCTTAAGTCGCGAACGTATGCCATTACGACGGAATCCGCTTTATCTGGTGACTCATCGCCGCCGCCGTATTTATCAATAACAATTTTACCCGCGTTATTCTCTTCATAAGTACAAAGCGATAATTGATCTAATAGACCTTCAATATCAGGAATGTTCGGATTTATCAACAAGCACTTATCTAAAGGTATGTCTTCACCAGCCATTTTATTAACTGTATTGATAGCACGTTGGCGAATGTTCCACCATGCCTGGGCGTTCAATCGTGAGAAGTAATTACCGTTGGTTATGCTGTTTTTACCGGACTTAATAAAGTCTCTATCCTTGCCCGAAACGGCACCACCAAACAGAAAAGGCGATGTTATATAAGGTTTGTGTTTAAATTCATCCAGTAGTTTTTTAAAGTCTCTTTTAAGGGGTGAACCAATACCACCAGCATCATAAAACAATTTTACAACCCCATATTCCATAGCCAGGCGGTGCGCTTTAGGTGCCGGGCCTTTCTCAGGTTCGGGTCGCCAAGTATCGCATGATGTGAGTGCTGGACCACGACGAACGGCTAAAGAATTATCATCACCCGTCGTTGACTCAGCCACATCAAGACCAGCGTGAATAATAGGGCTATCGGCTTCATCATACCATATCGAATAAGCCGCAACACATTTTTCAAGCCAGGGTCTAATGATAACTTTTAAACTTGCGTCATCGGGTTTGATACGACCTAACCATATCCATTGATATTCTTCAGGGTTGTGCTTTTTAGAAAACTCAGCTTGTTCCCTTAATTCATCCGTTAAATAAGGATTATCTTTATAAGTCTTATGGACAATTTTACAACTCGCACCTTCTTTTTGAAGAAGTTTCAACCGCACCGAAATAGGGTCTGTACTGAGTTGAGGGTTCCAGGTCGCAATTATCCTTGAGCCTTTTTTACGCAAGACACTAGGGAACAACACAACAAGACCTTCATCAGATATAGCGTGAGCCTCTTCAAGCCAAGTTATGTCTATATTTTCAATGGATTGAATTTTAGATATCTTATGCCCTAAACCTTTAAAGAGGGTTTTTGACCCGGTCAAAGGGCAAGATATATATTTATCGGTAATCTTGAACATACCCGAATAACCCATGCTCTCAATTTTGGCTTCAAGTAGGGCCTTCGAACTATCTTCAATTGAATCTTGAACTTCACGGGCACAAAGAATTCTGATCTTTCTAGCGACCATTTCACCAACTAAATAAGTCGCCACATCATGAGATTTAGCGGAACCACGCCCACCTTCTAAACCTGTATATTGATAACCTTCCCATAACACCTGGGCTTTAGGGTGTAGGGTTATAAAATCACTTACCATCTGTAAGTACATTCACTTCAGCGAAAACAATCGTCGGTGCGGGTCTACTAACGCCGTCGCCGCTGTTGTTTACGTCAACTTTATCTTTCCAGGCATCGCCGCCAATTTTAGTTAATGTAAACTTGGCCGCATCAAGTGAACCCAAACTTAAATGAAAATCTAAAATCCCAACGGCTTTATTAGCCAACAACATCTTGTTAGTTAGCAACTCATATTCAAAATGAACCTTTAACGTATCGGCATGAATGTCCAACACCCTACTAATTGCGGCCAGACTGTCGCCTCTACGGGCACAATCACCCACAAATACGCGTTGTTCGTCCGTTGGTATGTATTTAGCGGTCATTGTTTACGAAGTCCTCATTTATATATATTTTATAACTAATTGAATTTATTGGTAATTATATACTTTTAACACTTCGTGCGTTTTTGTCAATATTTATGAGTTATTATCACATGATGAGAGGCCCACACTTTATAAATAGTTCGGGCCTCTCTGTAACTGTTACTCACCAACGGTTTTAAAACTACTTAACATAAGGCCTTTACTTTGTCCTCTTTCCTCTCTCTTACAATAGTATACATATACGTTTTTTATATTTTCTGTCTTTTTAGTATATATATATATTTTCAAACTCTAAGGTATAAGGTAAAGTAAAGGCCTCTTAAAAAGGACCCTCTACAGCAAAGCCACCAACGGTTACAGCAAAGCCTTTACTTTTTTCAGAGTTCGGGCTTTTTGGGTACTTTAAACCCTCTAATATATAATTATATAGAGTTGGTTAATTTTAGATAAATATCGAATTATATACTTTGAATTATAAAGATATAAATAAGCTTGACAGATAAATCTTGAAAACGTATATAAGTATATAAGGAAAGGATATATAAAATGTTAAAAGATAAATGGGAACACAATCATATTAACGCTAACGACATTCAATATGGTTTATTTTTAAATGATGAATTAATGTATGTATCAACTTCAAAACCTGAAATAATGATATTTGCTAATAGTCACGGATGGACGAAAGACAGTTATAAAAACCCTAATGATTTCATCACCGCACCACATCTTAAAGAAGGTGTTGTTATAAAAATGCGCCCTCTTACAAGGGTATGGAGGTAAGTAAAATGTTAAAAGATAAATTAAAAGAACTGGCTAAGAGTAATAAAACTTATCTAAAAACGTTAGATGATAATTACCAGGAAAGCCTTACCCGTTTAAATTTGGAAATGAAAAGGACCATCACCGAACATCACAGATTGTTGATTGAAGCCGGACGGGTTTATCAAGATGAATTAACTAAGGTGTTGGGGGATGAGGAATTGACCCCGTTGGGCTTTGACGCCCCTAAGCCATCAACCAAAAAAGGCAAAGTGTTTGCTCTTATCAATAGCGACCCCATGCACCTGCATGAATTACTTCATCTGTATAAGACAATTTATGGTGCCGTAAGCCCTATAGATACCCCATACATGAGGTTAATCCTTAATAAGTTGCACAGTGAGGGTTTAATCAAGAGAATGTCACACGGCCACTATATAAGGGCTGTTTAAGCGGTTATGACTTAAAATCCTATGTTGCGCGATGTTGAAAATATCTTTGTCTTTTTCTATACCAATGAAATTACGACCAGTGTTTAAACATGCAATTCCTGTTGTTCCAGAACCCATGCAGAAATCAACAACCATGTCGCCTTCATTTGTATAAGTTTTAATAAGATATTCCATTAAAGCTACTGGTTTTTGTGTTGGGTGAAGATTGCTTTTTTGCTTATCCGTTGAAAAAGTCTGAATGTCTCTAGGGTAACGGCTGGTGCTATCATATGAATAATCTTTAACTTCTTTTCCATAAATCTCACTCTGTAACTTGTTGCCACCATCAAAACGTTTTGTTGCTATTTTTCTAATATGATTGTGTGTCATTTGAGGGTTGTATGTGGGGGTTTTCCCAAACACCAAAATATTTTCATGCGCTTTCATTGGCATCTTTTTAGAGTTTAAATGACCTGTTGCGTGTGTCTTTTGCCATATCCACTCATATCGAAGATGTTTAATATTTGATGCGCCAAGTATTTTATCAAAAGGTGTTTGAGCGAAAAGAATTACAGGGGTTTTTGAAGGGTCAAGTAGTTGCCATAATTTATCAAGATCAACAGGCGTGTCCCAACGACAATTTGTAATACCGTAAGGAATATCAGAAATGTATAAATCTATATAATCAGTAAATTGTAGTTGATCAAGACAGTCGCCGTGGATTAAACAAACAGTCATAATTTTGATTTCCTAACGGTATTTTTCATAACACTTTTTTACTACCCGCACTTGACCCGCTATCATTTTATTCGTCACGCATTCTACAAACACTTGAGGCCCTTTGTCATATCCTTCATTATACCCAATTTTATAAGTATAATAAGAAAGTGTTGTACAGCCGATTGCAAAACTGAAAACAATAGCGATCACTGTCGTTGCGTTTGGTTTATTGTTTATTTTAGTCATTGTTAATTACTCCAATTCTTAATGATTTCGTAATCACATAAAAATACCAGATACCCTCATCCCATCCGTCAAGCTTTTCTGGAATTAGTTTATCACCGGGTGATGTGTTATAGACAATAGAACCGTCCTTAACCACAACAGCGTGTGAACCGTGCCCCGCAGCATTACCTTGAAGAATTGCGGTTTTGCCCCGGTTATGTCCAGACCACCAACCAATTAATTTATCAAGCTTCCATGACCCATCAAACCAGAAGGCTAAAATATCGCCGTCATGTTTTTTAATCCATAATCTATAATCTTCTAACCAATTATCAGAAGCAAAAATCGGGACTGTTTGAATATCTATATTTAAAATGTACGCAATTGACCCTCTAAAACAATAACTATCTTGATTTTCACTCATTTTAACACGCCCCTATATAAAGAATTTTCTTTTTAGCCGGATAAAACATTATAAAAATTTTACCCGTTGCTTTACATCTAACACAGGGGAATATTTCAATAGGTTCTCTAAATTTCCCTGTACCGTTACACTCACCGCAAGCCGTTTGACCTACACCACCACCTAAGTTTTGAATCTTCTAACGATTTGCTTAACTTATGTTCTAATTCAATTACCGCATTTTCAATGATGGTGGGGTCTTCTTCAATGTCCACCCACATTAAACCCTTATAGTCGCTCTTACGACTTTCAAAGGTGCCCACACTCATAGTGATCAAAAGACCATAATCTTTAACGGTGATTTTACCATGGTGTCCTAAGCGCGCTAATGCGACCTGCAAGCTCTTAATCATTTTGTTAGTCCTTTAAATTTTTCAAAACATTCTTTATTGCAAAAGTCCCCAAGTTTGGAGAATATCAACCCAAAGGTTCTTAATTGTGCTCTACCCGCCGAAATATCGCCACCGTGAGCATGATTAGCATTACCGCACTGGTCACAGGTAAATTCAATATATTTCTGGACACCCATTTTCTTTAACTCCAAATTGAAAGATGTTCACTATCATCATCTTTCAATTTTTTTAAAACTATTTTCCGATATTCGTCGGGGCTTATGGTTTTAGTGTTCTTTGAAATTTGCCACCAGCAAAAAGGGACCGAAACACAACAGACAGAAATTAAAATATCAATAATTAAAGTCATTTCAATTCTCCAAATCTCTAAAGTGTTTAATTCGATTCAATATATATAAAGCGTCTTCTAATTCATCATTATCAAGTGTAATTTCACCAACTTGTTCATCAGAGCCGTTTCTGTGTGTTTGCCTAAGTTTTGTTTCATCACCATCTCTTGGTTGATAATAAATAGCTTTAAGACGACCCGCTGTTTTGATAATACTCATGTTGGTTTCCAATTCTTTTAAATTTTCCTGTTAATCGTTTCATAAAAAACAACCCGGACTTCTTCCTTAAATAAAGCCCTTCATCTGATACGCCCACGCTGTATCTGTGGTTATGTGACCACTTAACAAGGCTCACAACCCTAACTCCTCAATCCAAATTTTATGGTTCATGGCGTTTGGGCTTTTTGGGTCCTGGCAATCTTCATCAATACGCTTTAGAACTTTTTTCATTTCTAAAATTTTATTGGTTTGCTCAAGGTTATCTTCTGCCATACCAAGTAGGGAAATTATTAACTCATGTGAATTAGTCATTTCACCGGAAAGACCTGAGGCGGTTGTCAATCTTAAACCTTTGGTTTTATGAATTTCTTTAATGGTGTTAATCTGGTCTTGATTAAGCTTTCCTACATAACTCATTTTAACAACCCCTTGAGTTTTGCGACCATACTTAAATGGTGTTCTATTTTTTCTTTAATCACGGCTTCCGTTACTTTGACGGGTAATTTATAAAGCCACGATTCGGGAATAGATTTTTTCCCAGCGATGACCGAGCTAACAAACGATCTTGAGCAACCCAAAAACGTCGCCAGGTCAGAGCCGTTATAGTTTTCGTCAATCATCCAATGTTTTAAATTTTTAATGAGCTGTGTGTTAATATTCATAATTTTTATAACCACGTTGTTAATTAATGTTGACACCAGGTTTATTATAGTTATATAAATATGTCAACATTAATTTAAAGGTTAACAAAGGGATGAAAAATGAGAAAAGAAATTGAAGATAAAATTAAAGCAATATGCTCAGAATATTTGGGTGTTGAAATTGAAGATAAAATTAAAGCAATATGCTCAGAATATTTGGGTGTTGAAATTGAAAAAATAAAAACCAATTCTGATTTTGAAGAAGACCTTGGGGCGGATAGCCTTGATAAGGTTGGATTGGTGATGGCATTTGAAGAAGAATTTAGCATTGACATTACCGATGAAGACGCCGCCAAAGTACACACTGTTGAAGACGCCGTTAACATCATCGAAAAATGTGAATCAGTTAAATTTATGCGGTGGAGGGCTTTGTGGTCGGAGGGTTGTGTCCGATCTTGATGTGTAACCTAGCCTTTGTAATTACTCCTCTCGGTCATCCAGTAAATTAACAGAAAGATATTATCATGACTGACAATAAATACTTAACAGAAGATGAAGAATTGGTGTTACACCCTGAAAATTTAACCAAGTATAAGAAAGCAAAGCTATATTCTGAAAACCACGAAAACGCACGTGATTGGTCATATGGTCACAAACTCTTGGTTGAATTAGGATGGACTAGAACAAAACGCGACGTTGGTGTGCGGTCTTTTGTAAGTGTTAAGAAGCCTGATAACCTTGACTATCTTAATGGACCGGTAGTTGCCAGAAACAAGTTTGATAAAAAAGTTGACGCACAAGAAGTTTTTAACGCCTTAGAAACGGCACAACAAATTGTGGGTGAGTGGTTAACACCTGGAAGGGGGGAAGTCATGAAAACTTTAACACAACATGCGATGTTCAATATAAAGCTTTTAACCGGGTTTGATTATAAACCTTCAGTTTTCAAACACACCCCTGACAGGCGTAAAATGTCCTTGTGGGCTAAGATAAAACGAGACGTAGGTTATCTTAAAATAAAGGAATAAGTCATGCACGCTAGAGGAAACAAACCGGACGGCAAGGATCAAATAACTGGCGATCAATGCCCTTGCTGTTTGCAGAAAATACCTTTCGATGATGTCCCTGATGTTGACCTACAAAGAAACATCATAATTTATAAAGGTAAATGGGCGAAGGTTTCAAGACGTGAAGCCGAGGTTTTATCTGTTCTTGTTAGGTTCTGGCGCAGGATGGTCGGTAAAGATATGTTGATGAATTCAGTTTATGGTGCGTGGGTTGATAATCCCCCCTCATGGAAAGCTTTGCATAGACATTTGGCTGACATACGTAAGGCATTAACACCATTAGGGCTAGGCACTATCAATGAGTATGGGATTGGGTGGTCATTGGTCCCCCTCGAAGTCTCTGATCAATACATGAAGAAACAAGAAGTAAAATTTTAACAACCACTTAAAAGGGATAATGTTATGCATAAAACAGCGCAACAAGGTGATGAATATTTTTGCCACGTTTGTAACCGTCGATGGGGTGTAAATGAAAATGCCCCTGCTGACTGTGTTGATGAAAACGAGGATATGACGGCGGGTGATGATCGGGCTAATTTTATAATACATACAGATTCTAAGGATGTAATTAAACCTTCTTCCGATGGTCGTCGGTTTATGGGTTTACAACCAGATAGAATTTCAACTTTGATAAACACACTTGAAGACTTAAAAAGTGAATGTGGTGATTTAACTTTAAGTGAATCAATACAGTTCCAAATATTCAAAGACGGTCCTGTAACTTCAGCGTCATCAAAACCACAATCAATATCCGTTAGGTGTTAAACAAAATCAGCATAACCCTGGGCCTTAACATAAGCCTCGGTGTTATTACTTCCCTCCAAGCAGGGTATCGCGAATAAATAAGGTTTACCCTTCTCTTGAAAGATAGAGCGTGATGCCCTGCCAACTGGTTTATATCCCAAAGATTCAAGCATTGCGGCCCTTTTATTTCTCGGGGCGAATTTATCTTTACCAGTTCTAACCAACATTTCATGTAATTTAATTGACGATATCCAACCACCTCTAAAACCGATTTGATCTTCATCAATTGCGTTTTGAATTTCTTGCTCAATAGGACCCTGGGAAACTTCGATTGACTTCGCCGTTGACGACGTCCAGGGGGCGCGGGCCATTAAGGTAGGGTTAAATTCATCAGGGATGTCATAATGTTTTAGGAAATAAGCCACATTTGCAAAACCGCCAGATTCTAACCATTTATAAAGATTTAAAAAATAAGCATCAGTTAACCCATCAGCTAATATATCAGCGTAAGATTGTTGTGGTGTGAAAAATGGCGCATAACGTCGATCATTAAGAGTTTTTTTAATCGCATCCATAAAATTTGTACACCCCCAAAAATTAACCCTATTATCCCCTTTGTATTGGTTGCCGCCTTTTGGTTGAATTTCAAGTTTCTTATTTGTTATCATGATTTTTAAGGTCGCGACCATATCCCTATTATCGGATATTCTAAGTTCTTCAATTATTGCAAAAACATTGTTTTCAATCCAAAAATTAAATTTATTCCCTAAATCCGTGGGGTTCGGTGTATGTGACAACCTTTCCCCCACGGCGTAGGATATACACACAGGTAAAGTTGTTTTTCCATTACCTTCAGCACCTTGAACAACGGGACACCATCTAAATTTTATACCAATATATTGAACACACGCCGCCATATAACTTAATATTATTGTTCGATCCCGTTCATTAGGGAATAGTTTACTAACAAGCTCTAAAAAGCGCGACACATCACCCTCATACATTTCAACAGGCACCGGGTAAAATGCGTTTACAGAATCCTCACCCTCAACATTGATGATTTTACCGGGTTCTAAATCTGGTCTAAACATCATTCTCGTCACCTTAGGGAACCTCACGGCTCTTGAGTTTACAAAAGCTTCCCAAGCGCACTTGGTGATTTTATCATTTATGTTATCTAAGGCAAAATCATATATACTGTAGACGGCTTTAAATTGTTGAGGTGTTAACACGGCACCCCCTGGGACTAAAATTCGATGGGTGTTTATTATGTAATAACATCCTTTGAAAAATTCCAGTTGTTGCGTTGGGTCAAGATATTGATAGCCCGCTTCCCTTATTGTTCCAATGGCCGATTGGGCGGCGATAGGTTGTGTTTCAATTGGTTGTGTGGCGACTGGTAATGGTGACTGGTTTACTGGTGAAATAACCTCAGTTACAGACTTGTCTTGATATACGTTTACACACACTGAAGCGGCACTAACGCAAGACCTAACCACATAATCATCACCCGTTCTGTCCCATTTTCCAGGGCGAAGTTGATATAAAGCTGACAACCGGGATATTCTATTCATGCGCTCGTGATTGCAACCCGTCCAGAATGCCAAATGTGAAAATAATGCAGCATCAACACTTGAGGCATCATAGCCATCTTTACCATCAGGATAGCTTTTTAAAAACGCATCGGTGTTGCCCGTCCATAAATCGACAATGGTAGCTTTACCCATCCAAAGTGAATCAGCGGACGGCCTTGATGATAGCATTTTATTTATTAATTCTTGATCATCTTCAGGTCCGCGCCAATCGGCTCTTGGTACATTGGAATAATTGGCCACTACACCGCCTTTAACGGTTGTTTCGATATAGGATGAACAAAATAGGTTTAATGCCGCTTGGTGATCAATGTCTGGGGTGCCAGTCGCGCTGGTGCCTGTAATACACATTGACCTTTTGCGGTCGTACACTTCTAACCCCAGGGTTGAATTTTTATGCTGAAAACCGTCCGGCTTAATTCCTTGGGCGATAATATGTAAACCATCGCCTGAATATGATATTTCTATATATGCGCCTGGAAACATTCCCAAGATACGGTTAGCCAAATCAGACCATGTACCGTCCAGGTTTAAATGGTGATCCAGGTCAATCACAAAATAGGGATCATTTTCGGTAAAAATAAATGATTTTAAAGAATATCTCTCAACGGCTGTATTATAATCTTGCCAGTTAATAGGGTTTAATTGATTTATAGCCTGTACAACTTTAACGCCATCCCAATATGGTAAAGCGTAGCCATTAAAAGGAACCTTGCGTACCTTTGGTTCGTCGTTAACTTGTATGGGGTGCCAATTGACCCATTGATTTAAATTAAACATATTATACCAATTTTGTTAAATAATATTTCTTGTCATTCTTATGCAAATCTTTGGTTAACGGGTGGTTCATAGCCACCGCTTCACCTATCAATTTTTCATAATGTTTATCTAAAGCCTCTTGAACGACGGCGGCGCGTAATGTCGTGATAGAGGGGTAATAAACGTAAATTGTGGCCCTACTGGTTGCGGATAGCTTTTTTTGAACGGTTACCATAGTTATATGATATAGCCCTAATTCTTTAGCGTTTTGCACGGCTGAAACAAGGATCATTCTTTTTCGATCCTCAGGGTCTAACCTTATCCTGGTGGGTTTATGCATTTTAAATAATCCTCTTCTGATTTCATGAAGCAACCAAGACCACCGAGGCGGGTTACAACATTTAAATATTTCCATTGCGCTTGTTCGGCCTCACTACCAGACCACACCCAGTTACCCCTTTTTACCTCACCAGCGGTGAACCGTCCTATTATTTGCCCTACGTGGGCTGGGGTGATAAAAACGGGGGTAATTCCGATTAAATCAGACGATTTAAAATGTTTATTAACTTTAACGCTTTGATTACCCAAACCGTAACGAATGTGTCTCTGATTAGGGGCCTCGCCCATAGTTACCGCACCTGAATTATTCCGCCACATTATCCCACCAAAACGTGAAGCGGCAAGTTTAATTTTCGCTGTTACCGCACTTTCGGTTTCATCAGTCATTGTGGCTGTGGGGACAACACTATAAAGTAATTCATTTATAGCATGGTCGGGAATATTCCAGCGTGTAGCCCATTCGTTAATGTTCATAATTTAACCCTTGATAAAACATTTGCAGACATTGAGAACTACAAAAATAATCCTCGCCTTCTGTTATTGTGTCACATTGGTTTAATTCATCAGGCCAATAATCGCATTTTCCTACACCGTCTTCATTCATTTTAAAATTCCAAATCCGTGTTTAAGACCTATTTGAATTAATTTTTCACAAGGTCCCGATATATCGGTTGTGCCGTTTTCCCATGATTCAATGGTACGACAACTTCGCTGTTTTAAACCAAGCATTGCGCCGAACTTCCCACGTTTTAAACCCGTGCTTAATCGGATATCTTTAATTCTATTAGGGTTCAACATAACCTTCATTCCCTACTTTATTGGTTGTTTTTGAAATGATATTTTGTGTCATATTAGCGAGTAATTGCCGCCGTTTATCTATGTGAACTTTAGTTAATAGGTCTATTAAAACACCTTCAATTAAATCTATGTCATCTTCAACAGTGTTTACTTTATTGTTAACGAGGGCTAATTTATCTTCACATGTCATTTTCAAGCCTTTCTATTAATTTTAATGTATCATTTTTGTTTAGTGTTTGGGCGGTTAACACATCCGTTTTGAACGTGTGGAAAAACCGCCTATAAGCCATGCTTTCGGTGTCACCCTGGGCTTGACGATTACCGCCCCATTTGTTTATTGCATCAACAAGCGACCCTACAACCTCAAGCCTTTCTCGTTTAATTTTAACTTGAGTATTCACGATAACAGGTTCCAACCCACCAGTGGTTAAACGGGTTTTTAAATTCTCTGGTGTTTCCAGGGCGGCGGCAACTTCACCACGCAACAAGGCCATCGCCTCGGGTGTCATTTCATATAAATCACCGTCAACCTCTTCTGGTGATGTCCTGCCTTCTGGTTCGTCTACGTGGCCACAAAACGGGCAAGCCTTTAAAATTCGTTCGTATTCAGTCATACATTTAGTACAAACTGTTGTAGGGATAACGGTATCGTCATTTTTGCCCCTGGTGCCTCTTTCCCTTGCATTCAATGACCAGGTGCGTTTTGAATCTGGTAAACCGTGACGGGCAATATTTCCCACATGATCAATAATTAAAGCTTTGTCTTTGCCTTCCATTATCCGCAACACCCGCCCAAATTGCTGCATGAATATGGTTAAAGAATGAGTGTGCCGGGCCATGCTAATTACTTCAATGGCCGGAACGTCGAACCCTTCACCAATTAAATCAACTGATACAAGTTGTAATAATTCACGACGCTCAAAACGTTTAAGCAATTCATCACGCAAAGTGGTATCAGTTTTTCCACATATCACAGCGGCGGGTATGCCAATTTCGTTAAATCTTTGGGCGATAGCGTCCGCTGTTCTTAGATCAACCGTAAATGTAATTCCAAGTTTACCAGCGGCATATTTACAATA